AATAATCTTTCTTGCCTTTCTTTTTGATGTTGAATTTGTAACTCAGCATATTCTTCATCAGTTAGTGGTGTTGGTATAGGTCTATTCATAATTATAATGTATCTAAAATTGCACCTAACATTAACAAACCTACTGATACAATACCTACAATTATAAAAGCTATTGCATTTTTTATTATAGTTTTATATCTTTTTTTTCTTAATCTTAATTGTTGTTTTTCTAATATCATAATTTGTTTTTTTAAAATTTATACAAATATATAAATAATTAACTTAGTAATTAACTGAGTAATTAAATAAGTTATTAACAATTAAAATGTTAATATATATAAGTTATTGATTATAAAGGCATTAAAAGGTTTAATGGTGTTTTACCATTATTAAGAATAACTGCACAACCTATTGCAGGTTTTTTACCATACTTAGCATAAGCCATAGCATAGCTTTCGTGATCAATACCACATCCTGTCTGTAATCCAAATACTCTAAAGTTTTGTCCTACATAGTGTTCACAATATGCTTGTGTGTGTAAATGACCTTGTACTGTGTTCATCATATCTGCTCTACACTTTGTACGAGCAGTACCCCCTTCTCCGTGTAAATATTGTACACCATCTTTTACATATCTTTCTACAAAATTCCAATTAGGTACTTCTAATACTTCTTTGTATGACTTAATCCATTTGCTTGGTATTGATGAAGTTTGACTTTTACGCATTATAATTCTGTCGTGATTTCCTATTATTACAGTTGCTTTACTAAAAGAATTGTACCATCTAGCTATACGTTTTATAGCTAATTCTAGCTCATCTAAGCCACCCATACCATCTGCTGAGGTCTCGTGGTAACTTGAGTAGTGATTGTCTATTATATCGCCTATAAACACTATCTCTGTGCAATTATAAGTATGATATTGTTCTATACACCAATCAAGATACTCGTCAAGACAAAAAGGTTCGTGCAAGTCGCCAATAACTAATACGTTACTTATTTCTTGCTCTCTTAGTTTTTGTATGACTTGTATCTCGTGTGGTTTTAATCTATATCTATTACTTCGCATCTTTACCGAAGTCCTGTAAACCTGTAACTCCTAGTAGTGCTAATAAAGCCCAAAATATTTCGCTAACGTGAACTTCATCTACACCTAATGATCTTGCAACAAAAGGCACTATTATTGCTGCTATTGTGTACCATACTTTCTTTGATTTTAACATTGTCATTATTAAATATTCTTTCATTTTATTTGTTTTTTATTAATAGTTTTATGTTCTCGCCACCTAAATTAAGTATTCTCCTAAGTAAAAAATCTAAAGCATATTTAGATTTACTAACATAGTTCTGTTGATTATTGTAACCTACTAGAATACAACCTAATGTATCTTCAGGTTTATTACCCCTATGAAATAGGATATAACTTCTATCAGGTACTTCCTGTACTATAAGATGTAAATAATCTCTTGTAGCACTCTCTCTCGGTGTACGCAACCTTACATTGTAATTACCTATAGGTACACAACTTATATTGCGTTCATTGTTTATGTATGGGTTTTCTAAAGTATCACATACATATTCTTCGTTCAGATATAACTTACCAACTATAGATTTATCTGTAAATATTTCTCTAATTAAGACAAGATTAACCTTGACCTCTTGACTTTTTTTTAAAAGCAGTTTGTCCTTTGGAAGCATTTTTAGAATGTACTCCTTTACGTTTCTTAGGAGTTTTTTTAATAATTGTATAAGATTTAATTTTTTTTGGCATTCTTCTTTTTTTGATGATACCATTTATCTATAGTATAAGCTATAGAAATTACTAACAGTATTATTTTTAGTGCTAGTTCTAAATTTGTGAAAGTCGTAACACTAAGAACAGTTCCGTTTACTGCTGCTACTTCTAGTGTGTCCTGTACTGTTTTTTGTATTGGCATTTGTCAAATATGTTTTTAATTTAATCTTGTTTACTTCTTTTACTTTATATCTTTTTTTCATTATGTTAAATCAGGTGTTAAAAAATCTCTTAAAGTAATTCTATCTCCTTGCATTTTTGGTCTTTCTAAATTCATTCCTGAATAATATGCGTTGCTATCAGGGTTTACATCTGCACCTGAGTTTGTAGAATATTCAGGAAAAAAACTAATGTTGTTCTTAATATATTCTATCATACGTTCCATATAATACTCTCCTGTATTTAATACTTCACTTCTAAGATGTTGTGCTTCTTCTGTAGTTAAAGCTACTCCATTTTCTGATGTCTTAGAATATATGTTACCATTCTCTATTTTAAAACGTAAAAAAGGTATTGCGTGATATAACGCAAAGTTAGGTAGCATATCACCTATGTAAGTATCTAGTAATGTTTTGTAATTAACATTAGCAGGATCATTTATAGTACCTGCTACTATTAGGTCTTTAAGTTTTTGATTTAGGTCTGTGCCTAGCTTGGTCTCCACATAAAGTTTTTGACTTTGTTTAATGAATGGAAGTAAGAACTCAGGATCAACATTTAAACTTATAGATGTTGAATCTTTTAATTTATCTTCTGATATGAATAGTACGTATGCCATATTTTTATTTATTTAATCTTCCTTGATTTCTCATTCTTTTTGGTGGTATTGCTACTCTCCTATCGTTTCTCTTAGCAGTAAACCCTTCTGACCTAGCTTTAGTATATCCTACTAAATCTGCATCTTTAATTTTTGTACTTACAGATATACCTAGTTCTGTTCTGTATATTTGTCTTAACCAAAAATGATGACATGAAACTCCACCTTTAAATAAAAATTTATCGTAACCTGCTTTTCCTGTACCTTTAGGAGAAAAATCTCTATTTAATTTAAACATCCTATCTATATCTTCTTTTCTGTATAACTTCTTAGCAGCCATCATCTGTTGGCAAAAATCTCTTTTTTTACCTGACTTTCTAGTTAAAAACTCATCTTCTGCATATACATAACGTACTCTATAATAGTCGTATGTCTTTTTAGATATACCATCTTGATCTGATTTAGCATCAGGTATTGCTCTTCCTGTACTTAGTTGTATTTTTTCAGCAGCTATTTGGTTTAGTTCTGCTTCAAAGTCAAAATCTGCGTGTTCTCCATCTACTACTTCTTCATCTATCAGTTCCCAACCTTCAGGTATATCTTCTACAGTTTCTAAGAAAGCATCTAACTCAGTTTTAGCTTGTATAGGTACACAGTTAGGTACTTTCCTACCATCTTTTATTTTATGTCCTATAGGTTCATATCCTGATTGACAAGGGTTTGGTGTTATCATATCTACATCTTCATAACACTTTTTGTCGCATTCTTTTTTCTTATCTCCACAATCACAATCTTTTAAATCTATTAATTGATCGTGGTTTTCACAAGGCATAAAATATTCTTTACCATCTTGTGTATGTATATGATGTCCACTACAACCTAACTTTTCTGCTTCTGCTTCAGCTTCTTCTATACTATCAAATAAAGGTAACTCTTTACCATCAGTAACCATAGTGCCTACTTTCTTTAAGCTATATCTATCTTCATCTTCTGCCGTTAGTTCTTCATCATTCAAAGGTTTAAGACCTAGTTCTTCTCTAATCTCATCTTCTGTCATTACTTCCTTCATATCTTCTATAGTAAACTTAGATGTGATAGGTTTAGCTTGTACAAATGAAAAAGGTATATTAATACCATTAACCTCAAATATTTTAGATAGTGTTTTTACTATGTGTTTTTGAAAAGGTATAACTACTGTGTTTAAATATATTTCAAAAGCTGCATTCATTTCATCAACATTAGAACCTAGCCCTGTGTCGTTTTTAATACCCATAAGCATAGGAGAAGTAACTCTATGACCTGTAAGTATGTTTTGTACTAAAAGTTCCTGTAACGCAAGATATTGCTTATCTGCGTTGCTTACAGTAATTGGTGTTATCTCAGGAGTTCTAGTTTTATCATCTGAGAACGTAAGTACAAACTTTCCACTATTACTAGCACCTGTAAACTTTTCTGCTAAACTTCTCTCTATTTGAAATCTCTCCTCTTGTGTAGGTACTCCGTTTGCGAAGCTAATCATATAGCTTCCTGAAAAACCATTAGAGATATTATTGAGATGAAACTCAGCAACTCTTTGATCTACTAAAGCCCAATTATTTGCAGCTAAGTAATCAGGAGTATGATAGATGTCCATATTAGGACTATATAAACCTGTATATAATAACTGACTAGGATTAGTTCTATCTTTAGTATTAAAAGCTGCTATCTTTACAGGTTTGTTTACTCTTGTGTTACTCCAATCTGCACTTATATAATAGCAATCTATTTTACCCATAGCATTAGGTCTAGCTGCTCTTATTCTTTCTACAGGAACGTGGTGTATCTCGCTTATAGCAGTTCGTGCCTTATTATATATAATGTGTAATCCAAATGCACCTTGTAGCTTAAAGTCAAATGAAATCTTTTTAATTACTTCGTGTAGGGTTTCTTTACCATTAGCTTCAGCAAAGAATTTTTTAAGTTTAACAAATTGTTCTAGGTTTTCATTTTCATCTACTATAATGTCCTCTCCTGCAATCATTTCAGCAGTTGTGTTTATAATAGCTGCGTGTGTACTAGAATTATAATATAGATCAATTAAGAACTGTGGATATAAATTTCTCCAATGCTCAGTACCATACTCTATATATTCTCTCCCTCGTACTTCTTGTACGACAGGACTTGTTTCACTTGATAAATCTACACTTAGTATATTTTCCATAATTTATTTTATTCTTGTTCAGGTGTCCAATCAGAACCCCTTACTATTGCTAGTATCTCTTCGTGAGTATATTGGTCTAGTCCTTCTAAAAAAGATGGAGTTTCGCCCATAAATTTAGCAATAAATAATGTACCATCTAATGACTTTCTAATAGTTGCAGGACTATCTTCTATAATTTGTGAGAAATCACATACAGGGTTACCCTCTGCATCTACTTCTGTCAATAAACTTGTATTTGGTGTTGTATATATCATAATTTTAATTTTTTAAGGTGTGTCTTCTACTATATCAGAAGCACTCATATTTGTCATTGTTCCGTAATTATTTTCTGTAAATAAATCTATTGTTACAGGTAATCCTGTAGTTGGCACATACGTTTCTGCTTGTGTTTGGTCTTCTAACTGACCACCCCAAATTTGAATATCTCTTGCAGTTACACTACTGTATGTGTTTATACTAATTGTTGTACTACTACCTGAAGTGTCATAAACTTGTAATCTATCCCAATTACCTGTAAGAGTAAAGTTATTAGCAACTCCATTTGATATTCTAATTGTTTTTCCTGCAATACCTTTTACATAAATACTAAAAGTTTTACTAGAACCTAAGCTACTTAAATACACACTATCATCAGCATCTAACTGTACTCTAGTTGCATTATTAGTTCCTATAGGAGATGTGCTATAATTAGGTGTTAAAGTTACTGTTGCTTCTTTATTCCATTGACTAAAATCTTCACTATAAGGTACTAAATTAGTAGTAGATGATTTTCTTACTGCTGCTATACCATCTGACTTTAGGTATGCAGTAGCTTGTGATTGTTCTTCTAGTTGTATTCCATAAATAAACACACCACTTGTACCATCTCCTGTGTAAGAATGTGCTGAAGGACTACCTGATGTATAACTATCATCTAATAAAAAGAAACTAAACTTTTCTAATGAACCTCCTGAACTTTGTGAGAAGTTAATTCTTAACCAATCATCATTTAAAGTAATAATATTTGCAGTTATACCTGTGTTACTAATTATAGTTTTATTAGAAAGGTTAAATACAGCATATTTACCTGCGTGTTGTTCCTCTCTTATAGCAACCTTTGTACGTTCTGCTGCTTTTACGTGTATACTATAAGTGTTAGTAATTCCTGCTGTCACGTGTATAATTACTCCTGTTCTTAACCTATGCACACCTAAACTTGTATCTTCTACTAACTTATAAGCACTTGTATCTCCACTTGGCGATAGTTGACCACTTACAACTGATACTCGGTCTTTATTCCAATAAGAATTACTAAAATCTTCTGAATATGTTATAAGATTAGTAGTAGGTATATGTGCAAGATTAGGACTTGTTTGGTCTTGTATGATAGGATAACCATCTAATATACCATCTCCCATTCTATAGTAGTTTCTAATCTTTGTTAGTGGGTGTATGTTAGTGATATTACCCTCTACCATATTTGTCATAGTTGCAGGATTGCCATTCACTAATTGTGCTGTAAAATTATCTATACTTCCTACAAAACCATTAATACTTCTTGCTCTAAAATGTTCAGTATCTAAAGTTGTTACATATTCTGTGTATGTACCATTTGCTGTTCTTGTTACACCATTAACTGAACCTGCTCTTACAACAACGCCACCACTTACATAATTAGATACTGTAAATGTAAGCTTATATGTTTTTCCTAAAACAGGTCTATTTGTATTAGTTAAATAATTAAATTGTCCACTTGCATCACTACAACTTGCTAAACCATTTTCTATTACCCAAGAACCTGTCTTTGTCCAATCTGAATCAGTTGCAAAAGTACCATTAGCTACTTCATCAGAACCTAGTGTAGGATCTACTTGGTCATAGATAACAGGGTACTCATCATTAGTACCATCTCCCATCTTCCAATACCCTTGTAATCCTGTGTTTACTTCTGCTAATGTTACACTATTAATTTTTAAACTATTAGGTGTGCTTCCGCTTTGTGATTGTAATAAAAGAGTATTTGATGTAGTTGATATGTTCTTACCTGTTACAGTATGTGTACCTGTTGAACTAATAGTACCTACTGTACTGTATCCATCACCACCACCACCTAACATTACAGTAAAGCTACCTGCACTAATTTCTGCATCAACAAAAATATTATATGTTTTGTTTAGTTCTAAGATATTGCCTATAAATAAATTGTTACCTGCACCTGTACCTGTTAAAACTGCTTGGTTGTTAGTTATATTCCAACCTGCAACACTCCACTGACTTGAATCTGTAAAGTTTGTGTTTTGTATAAGGTTAGCATAAGGACTACCATTCTCAATATCACTTGATGTTTGGTTTGTCATTATTGCAGGGTTGCCATTTACTTGTTTTACTGATACGTTGTCTATTGATAAAGTAGTGCCACTACCACTAATTGCTTGTATACCTGCACTTGTATTAGCTGAAGCAGTAACATAAAATGTATAAGTACCATCAGAATTTACAGAACTAGTAACACCACCACCTAAAAATATTCTAACACTTCCTTTAACATAATTAGATATTTCAAATGTTACTTTATATATTTTTCCTATTGTAGTTACATTAGCTTGAGTAACATTTGTAGCATAAGGAGTATCTGATAGATTTAGTTTACCACTACTTATACTGTACCCATTACTACCAGTTCCAGACCAATCACTATCTGTTGCAAAGTCGCCATTAGTTACAAGTTCACTACCTAAAGTAGCATTTGTTTGGTCTGCAATAAGAGGATAAGTGTCTAGTGTACCACTACCCATTCTCCAATAACCTACTAAGTTAGATGAAGATTCATAAGCTGCTTGGTCTGTCGTTAAGTCAATAGGTAATCCGTGATTGTATAAAGAAGATACTTCATCAGCAGTTAGTGTAGAGTTCCATAAACCTACTTGGCTCATATCTCCATCTAAATAATGTGCAGATGGATATTGTCTACCAAATAAAACAGATTCTGTTATGTCTATAGTCATACCTGTTACAACAATGTGATGCCAATTACCTACACTAATTGTTGTTCCTGCAACACCATCAACATAAACAGTTCCACTTGAAACTTGTATAGTACTTGAATTATTAATTAAATAAACAAAACCTGCACCTGTACCACCAAGACCTCTAAATTCAACTAAAAAATCTAAAGTTGTATTAGAACCTCTTTTAACCCACATAGAAACAGAACCTGTCATACTACCTAATGTACTATTGGCTATCATATAATCATCAACACCATCAAAATCAACTTGCTTAGTATTAAATACTGTAGGGTTACCTGATTGATAGTTATTTCTATTTACAAGTAGATTAGTAGGCATACCTTGATTGTATAGTGATGCTACTTCTAATGCAGTTAATGCTCTGTTATAAGCACCTACTTCTGTTATTTTACCATCAAAATAGTTAGAATCTGTATATGCAATTTTACCAATAGTTACATTTGTTGTTACATCAATAGATATAGAAGCTGCTTGACTTACACTAACACCATCTACATAAATAGTTTGTGTAGTACCATCATAAGTACATGCAAAGTTATACCATCTATTTGCATCTAAGGCACTTGAACTTAAAGTATGCACAGTTGAACCATTACCTATTCTATACCTTAAAACTCCTGAACCATCAAAAAACACCCTTATACAATCTATAGCATTATCTGCTGAACTAAATATTTCTTGTGAATGATTTGTAACGTCTGTTTTAAACCAACCTGTAATTGTGTGATTAGTATGACTAAAAGGTTCGTTTAGTTGTAAGTAATCATCTGTAGCATCAAACTCCATACTCTTAGTAGAAGTGATTAGTGGATTAGCTGACTGATAAGCTGATGCGTTTAAATTAAGATTTATTGGTGTACCTGAGTTATACATACGAGTAATCTCTGCTTGTGTAAGTTCTCTATCGTAAACTGCAAACTCATCTATCTTGCCTTCAAAACTGTTACCACCTGATTGTTGGTCGCTACCTATAGTTAGAGTTTCTGTATAAGCACTAAAACTACCTGTTAAAACATCTGTATTTACTGTTTGTAAAACACCATCAACCCACAATTTTGAATTTGTTATGTCTGACTTACAGATATATACTACCCAATGATGCCAATCCCCATCATCTTGTGCATCATTAGCATCCCAAAACCTATAATAACTAGCTCCTAAATATAATAATGGTCTGCCCGAATTCCAATTAAAATGAAAAGCCCCTTGATTATTTGCTCCGTGTCCAAATACACCTGCATTAAAACCTGTCTCACTTGACTTACACCAAAAAGAATAAGTTGCGTGTTCGTATTGCACAACCTCGCCATCAGTAATAATCCTATCATCTACTCCATCAAAATCAACAGAATGTTCGTTTACAAACCTATAGATAGGTTGAGTTGTTAAACTTAATTTTTTACTAAGTGATAACATATTATTCTACATATCCTATAGCTAATCCACTTGTAAGTGTTATAGCCGTAACATTCATAAAAAGAGTTGTACCTGCAGGTATTGTAGTAACTAGGTTACTTGCACCTGTACAATCTGCTACAGTTAAACTAGATATTACACTTTCTAAAACAAAATATACTGCATAAAAATCTTTACCTGTTTGTTCAGTTGTTGTAAATACTTCTACAGAACCTTTACCTAACTGCTCTCTTAATAATTCGTTGTTGTTTTCTATTACCATAATTTTTTATTTATTATTAACTAACGTATATGTAATTCGTACCACTTGGTTCAGGATGTTGATTATATTGTACTTCTTCTTGCCCTGATTCTTCTGATACTAATAATTTGCCCTTCTCTACACTTCCCTTTACAACTCCTTTAGTATTAGCAGCAGGAGTTAAAATATCATTTTCATTTATTGGTGCTGTACCTAATCCTAACACTACACTTGCACCCTGCCAAGACACCTCAAATATTTCGTATGTCCAATATCCATTAGGTAAAAAATCAATAGCACCTGTATAGACATCTTGTGTCGTATTGTGTAGTATTTGAAAGCTAGTAAACCTATCATTAATTGATTGACTTTGTCCATAGCCATATACTACAGTTTTAGACATATTATTTGTAAACTTACACAGATACCTTATTTGTGTTTTTGGTACTGCTGTATCTATACGTTTTTCTTCCGTAGTAGTGTAGAATGTTGCAGTAGAACCATAAGTTGCGTGTATCATAATGTGTTTACTTACTATATAATAGAAAAAAGTCGTTTTTGTTTGATAAAAAAAAAGAGCTACTTAAGTAGCCCTTTAAGAAATATGAAAAACAATTATTATGAAGTTACTATTGCGTTAAAAGTAAATCCTGAATTATCTAATGGTGTAGTAGTGTAGTCAGCTACAGTTACCATTGGATCTCTCTCCATACCATCAAAAGTCCAATCGTAGCCGTTCATATCTCCGAAAGCTGCACCTGTAACATTTGAACCTGTATTAAGTTCCATACCATTTTCTAATCCTAAAGCTAACAATACATTGTGTGAGTTAGCAGTTAATACTTCGTTTAATTCTAAAAAGATTACCAACCTATTAGAAGCTAATAGTTTTACTTGGTTTTGATCTTCTTTAGTTAGTTTGTGTAGTTTAATATTAACTGATGGAGTATAAAATACTGTACCATTCTCGCTAGAACCTGTTAAAGTTTCTGTACAAGAAGCAGTACCCCTCTTTAAAGTGTATTTGTATATGTCATCAGAACCACCTAAGTCAAAGTCAGTCAATTCTCCTGAAGAAGTTACATAAGAAGCAACCTCATCAAACTGTGCGAAATAAATTGCCTTTATTCCCCCAACTGTATCTCTACAAGTTATATTTCTTCCTTTTGTTAAATTACAAGACATATTATTAAATTTTAAAGTTAAGGAAAGAGGGTAAACCCTCTCCCCTTTTAATCAGTTATTATGCTTGGCTTACAATATCAGAACCTACTCCAACTTGTACACCACCTGAGAACTTAGCAACTACTCTCATATTGTCAGAACCATCAAGATTTGTCATATCCATCATCTTAATATTTGTGTTGTCTGATAATAAGTCAGTTCCAAAGAATAAGTTAGAAGTTTCTGCTGCAACCATTACGTCATCTGCCATACCTGGACAAGGTTGGATAGTTATACCTTCGAATACAGGGATGTAATCTCCTTGCATATTGTAAGCATTAACATATCCTAACGTAGAGATAGCTGAAATGTAGAATCTGTATGTTTTCATATTCATATATATTCTTAAATCATCTCTACCATAAACATTAGCAGGAATATCTGCAACTAATGTCTGTAGGTTAGCTATAATGTTAGTAGCTGAATAAGCACCTGAAGCTGTTGAAGATACAACTGTACCATCTACTGCAAAAGCACCTGTAGTAGCAGTTTGGAATCCTTCAAACTGACCTGCTGAAGCATCAGCACCTTGCCAAATAGAACCTTCTACTGCATCTGCAATAATTTCTCCAAAGTAAGATAATACATACTGATCAAATGTAGGTGCAGTTCTATTGAAAGCACCTGCTCTCATTTCTTCTGCTTCCCATCCTGATAGTAAAGTTTTCTTACATAGGTCAACATTGATTTGTAAGTTTTTAGGAGTTAATACTTTTTCTGTTAAAGCTAAAGTACCTGCATCACTAAAATCACAAGTTGCATCTGCTACTAAGCTAGAACCTGCCATTTTTCTAATGTTCTCTTTATACTTTATGTTTTCTAAGACAGTTAAACCTTCGAGAGATTTAGCTTCTTTTAAAGCAGCCGAAATATATTGTCCGAATGCTTTACCTGAATAATTTGATGTTACGTTAAAAGCCATTTTTTATTTATTTAGTTATGTTATATAAAATTCTTTCTCTTTTAGACATTTTAGCAATATCTCTCTTAGTAAGTTCTTTGCCTAATGCACTAAATTTATTAATATCTACAGGTTCAGCAGCAGGTTCGTTTGATAACTCTACTACTTGTGCAGATAATTTTTCTTTTTCTGAAGATAATTCTTCATTTGTTGATTTAAGTTCTGCTAACTCAGATTTTAAGTTTTCTATCTCAGTATTAACATTACTCATTAGATCAACTACTACGGACTTAATTTCATCCATAAAAGCAACTGAATCAAATTCTACTGCTTCAGTTTCTTCAATAGTTTCTTCTTCCATTTCTTCCTTATCAGTTTCTTCAGTTGCTTCTTCTTCAATTACTTCTTCTTCTTCTTCTTCTTCCATAATTTCAGAAACTAAACCTTCTACTTCAACTTTAAAGCTCATACCATCTTCTAAACGATATTCTCCAACAGGAAGTAACATAGTTGTACCATCTTCTGTAAGAACTGATACATCTACTCCTGCTTCTAATGAATCGGCAGTAGAAACTACTATAGTACCATCTTCTAGTTTCGCTTGAAACTCTAAATTCACTTCTTCTTGCTTGTCAAGACCAAGTGCTACTAATATTTGTTGTTTTAAATCCATTTGTCTTTTTTTTATATAATAGAATTAATTATTGTTTGTTTGATTTTTATAATAAACCTTTAAACTTTGCTAGGTCTTTTAGCATTTGTTCTCCACTACCTTCTGCTACATCATAAATTTTTTGTGTAGCATTTTTGTATTCTTTTGTAGGTTTTACTCCTAACTCTTTAAATTGTTTATCAACTTTTTGTACAAAACCATATCCTTTTTTAGCAGCTTTAACTAAACCTGCCATTTCTTTAAAATTTTCATTAACTAATTTTGCTATAGCCATATTATTTTTTACTGCTTTATCAAATCTCGTAGTTAATTTTTTAGAATCACTAATTAAATCATCAATCATACCTAACTCAATCTTTTCAGCTTTTAGTTCTGTCTTTTCTTTTATTAGTTCGCTTAATGCTTCTAATATTTCTTCGTTTGAAAATTGTTGTTTACCCATTTTTTCCATTTTATTAATAAAGTAGCCTTCTATACTTAGACCTTTTAGTTCTCCATCTTTTATCTTACTCCACATCTCATCATTCTCTATCTTCATCTTAACAAACCAAGTGCCATCAGGTAAATCAAAACCATATAGCTTAGATTTGTCTTGGTCGCCTTCTTTTATCCAACTTTCTATAGTCAATACACCTGAAACTCTATCTTCGTGTTGATATGTAGCTTTATGGTGGTTGTTATGCTTTAGATATAACTCACTAGCTTGTCTTACAGTTTCTTTTGAAAAATATACATAGTAGTTACTGTCAGTATTAGGATCATATCTAAATATTTGCTTATTTGGTATTAATGCAGGACTTACTAGCATTCTTTTCTCCTCATCTATCTTAGCTAGTGTAAGATTGTTTTTGTCCTTACCAAAAAATACGAAATCTTGCTCTATTGCAGGACTTGTAACTAAACTGATAGCATCTATTGTTAATTCTTCGCTTTCATCAGAAATTACTAACTCTACAATTTTTGTTGGTTTTCTTTTCATAATATATAATAGATTATTTAATAATTTATTTGATTTTTATATAGTTGCTCTTCTTCTGATATTAGCTAACTTGTTTTGGTTGTTAGTCATATCATCTGTTACTACAAATGCTTGTACAGGTTGTGGTTCAGGTGTTAATGTAAATGCACCACTTAACATTTCAGGTGCAGGAGTTCCTGTATCTGATGGTACTGAACCACCGCCACCACCACTTCCTACATCTACAGATAGTATCTTTCTAATATTAGACAATCCTGCTGCAATTATAGCTGCACCACTTACAAAACCTGTTACACCACCCTGTGCAAATGCCTTAGTTGCACCTGCATAAGTATCTATAGTTGCTTGCGCTACTGCTAATGCCTTGTTTTCTCCTGCTAAACTACTTAATGCACCTGCTAGGTCGCTATATGCTTGTAGTTGTGCTTCAGCATTTTCCATAGCTACTTGTGTTTGTTCTTTTTGTAATGAAACTTGGTTTACTAACTGCTCAGATTGAAAACCTGTAATTTGTGCTTCTACTGCTTTCTTTTCATTAAGTGCTTGTTGTAATTTTATTTGATTTTCTACACTATTATTTTTTTCTAAATCTAATTCGGCTTCTTTTATTCTAATATTAATTAATTTTAGCATTTCTTCTTCTTGCTCTTTAAGTACCCTGCCTAATTCTTCGTTTGCTGCAATTCTTTCTTCAAATGTTTTAGTTTCATCATCTCTAACTTGTCTTAGCTTTTCTGCTTGTCTGTCATACTCCTCTATAAGTCCTTGTACTTTTACTTCTGCTAATTCACTTTCTTTTCTTAAATTTACCATAGTAGTAGCAGTATCAACAGTAGATTTTGCGTATTCTTTTATTGCTTTACTAGCATTAGTAGCAGTTTCTGTAATTTTATCTACACTATTATCTACACCTGTAATAATATCTATACTTTCTTTACCTGCATCTTTTACACTTGCAAATGCTTCGCTAAATTCTCCTTTAAACAAATGACCTAATGCTTGTCCTAAGTGTCCAAAAGTATCTAACAAACTATCAAACCTTTCTACAAGATTATCTTTTATAGCATTACCAAAATCTATAATACTTTGTTTTGGGTTTTCAAATATATCTTTAAAAAACCCTGTAATAGTACCTAAGTTACTTTCTATAAATTTAAAAAAGTCATTAAAAGCTAAAGATAAACTTTCCATAGCTATATTAAAGAAATCTACTACTTTTTGGTTTTGTCTAAATACATCCATTAACTTAGCAAACAAACCTACAAATAATGCAATACCTGCTGCCTTAAGTGCAGTACCTAATCCTTTTATTGCACCACCTACTTTTGCAAAACCACCTTGTGCATCTTTTGTTGCTTCTGCTAGTTTTTCTGTGTCTTTAGCTACTTCTCCTACATTACCTTCTAGGTTTATTTCTATTACTTTATCTGCCATAATTAAAAAGTTTGTGTTAATTTATTTTGCCATAATCTTATACTAGCTGTCCATTGTATTCTAGTTTCTTCTAATCCTGTTACTGCAATACCAAAAGAAGTAGCCGTTGCATCTTTCATTACTGCTGAAATATTTAATCCACTTGTTCCTGGTGCTACTATATTAGTTGTTGTTTGATGATATGTAGAAGCCAAGCCGTTTGTAAACTTAACTGCACCTGTAATTTGTACATAGCCATAATCTCCTGCACTACCTTCTCCTACTCCTGTGTTTACACCTATTACATTTGCTTCAAAACCAATAACTGAATTAGCTACTTTTTCTATAAATTTATTTGTAATGTATTGGGTATATAAAGATGTTTGTGTACCATCAGAAGTTATACCTGATTGTTGCACAAAAGATGTTTGTGCTAAAGCTAATGTAGTACCAAAACCACCACCACCTATTACTACTTCTCCTTGATTTTGTATATTACCATATGATCCTGCTAGTAAATTACAGTTTTTTGCATCTATTTCTATTTGATGTTTTTCTCCGTTAATTATATTGTTAAAATTATTACCTTTAGTAACATTTTGTTGTCCGTTTAATAAAGTATTTTTTGTACCATATTCAGTCGTACCACCTCTTACGTTATTATGTATGTTGTTAAACTTTTTATCTAAAGTAGAATCATATTTAAAAGCAGTACAAGTATTTGTAGCTGTGTTGTAAGTATATCCGTATGCTTCACAAGCTAACTGATTTGGTATTACATCATTTGTACCATCAGTAAACAAAATTTCTCCTGTGCTTAAAACTTTTTTAGGTTTTATATTATATCCTTTTTTGTAATCCATTATGGTATTAGTATAAATTCAACTGTAGATAAGTCGTTAGGTTTATAATCTATTTTATTTACTCGGTATTCTCTATTCTTAATCATAACTTTATCAAAAAAATTAAACTGATTAATGTCTGAAGCATTAAGATTAACTTTTATTGTCATATATCTTGTATCAGGATTGTATAACTCATCATAGTAAGGAGACCAATAAGTATTATATAAATTATCTTCAGGAGATACACCTACTCCATTAATTAGCTGTATTTCTCCATAATTTAAATCTGTATCTGTTGATGTAGCAGGTATTGCAGTAGTATGACTAAACCTTAAGTATTGAGTTGCATTTTCTCCTGAAACTCCATTTTGAGATGGTATTTTATAAGTTATAGTAGAAGGTAAACTAAAAGGACTAGAAGATATTTTAAATAAAATTCTAGGTTTATTGTTATAACTTTCAAATTCAGTATTATCATCATTAGAAGAATATATAACAGGTATAACAAAATCAGGTAAATAATCTGCAATAGGTTTCATTACTGTAGCTGCAAAAGGTGTAGCTTTTATTTCTTCTTGACCTGTCAATAAAGTAAAATCAGGTACGGAAAATATTTTAGAACCATAATCTTTATCAATAGTTCTTTTATATAAACTATTTGGGTATGCTTCATCATCTTCGTATTTAAAATTTGTAGTTTTTATCAATTCTAATGGAGATAGTTTTATTTCTGTAATATCAATTTTATCTGTCCAATCGTGTAATATGCTTCTTGCAGCTAAAGTAGTACCTGCTGTGTTACTTATAAATATATCTTTATATGGTTCTATAACTATGTTATTAGGATTGTTTTTATCTTGTAACATAACTAAGTTAAACATATTCATTAATCCTTTAATATATTCCCATTGTCCTAAATCTCCTCTTAAAGTATTTAATAAAACTGAGTTTGTTATCTGATCTATAAGGATTGATCCATTTATATTTGCACCTGTTATTTTTATTGCACTATTTGCACCTGCTCTTACTTGCAATTCTAATGTATCTCCTGCATCTAAAGTAATATTTAAATTATTACTTAAAGTATATCCTATACCTGTAGTGTTACCTAAAGTTCCAAAAATTCCTGATATACCTAAAGTGCTACCTGTACTATCTTTATGTATCCATCTTGCTTCAGCTATTGTACCTGATACAATAGAATTAAATCTTAAAACCCAATTAAATTGATACACAGTATTATCTGATGTAGCAGTAAATTTATCAGTAGTCATATCAAAACCAAATTCAGCAGGAAAGTTGTTACTGTTAAAATTTACATTTGTAAATGTAGTAGTAATGAAAACACCTGTAGTAGTCATTGTAGCTTCTCCTATGTGTTTTATATCATTAGGTGCATTACCTGCACCCCAATTAAAGTCCATAAACATTTTGCTAAAAGTAGCACCATCTAAAAAATCAGATGTATATGTAAATTGTGTAGCATCAAATATTTGTTTTAATATATACTTACAATTTATAAAAGGTCTAAAAGCATCTTCAAGAGTTTCTAAAATAACATTATTGTTTGCATCTCTATTTAAATGACCTACCCAATTAACAAAAGGATATTTTAATACTGTAGTATTGTTTACACCTAAAGAAGCATCATAAGCATTAGAATTAGTAGATAATGGATTTAATAAAGTAATACCTGTACTATCATACCAACTTGCTTTTATGTTTGTTTTATTGTATTCGTGTTCTAATTCAGTAAAATCTAAATCTCTAAACTTCTTATTATCTAAGACATCTTTTAATGCCACAGGTTCAGAGAATAAATTTACACTATAACTAATCTCTCCTTCTTTGTTTACAATATCTAATAATTTTAAAAAACCTTGAAATATATCGTAGCCATCTTGTTTTAAAATACATCTTGTTTTTATGTAAGGATTAAAACTATCAATCTGTTTATATGTTTTAGTAACCTCAAAAATATGTGCAAATATTTTATTATTTCTTTTAGTTGCAGGTAAGTTAAAATCCTTAGAATAACTTTGTACATTTTCTGCTACATTTTTAAAATCATCAATAGATAAACTTAGTGGTATATCTTCATCTTCATATAAGTCGCATATTACTTGTCCATCAAATACTTCTCCATAAGTTTGTGAAGGTGGGTTTACAACATCTTTAACGCTTATAGAATCTATATGTATTGTTGATCCGTTATTATTTCTATACTCTAATAATAACACTTCTTCTGTATTAGCTGCTGTAAAACTTATAGTTTGTATGCCTGTAGATGTTGTAGATATTGAAGTTACTAAATTACCTAGCATATTTACAGAACTTAATAACAAACCATTACCAATAAACAATGTACCACCTGTACCTGCTTGTGTTATGTTTATTTTTAACTCATATTGTACACCTACGTTAAGATTTTGTATTTTTTGATATACACCACTACTTGATGTATTACTTGCGTTAGAATAAAGATTTAACTTGTTTGATATTTGTGTTGGCATTGTAACTGTACCAAATTGTCCTGATGGATTTGTGCTTCTAAATCTTTGCCATGCAGATATAGCAGGTATAGCCGTTACAGCATCAGAAGCAGGAAAAATAGAAGAAGTAGGTACATCATATCCTGTATAATTATTTAATAACGAAAATAATGTACCATCAGATACATATTCACTTAATACAGGAAAAGATGATGAAATATAGCCATCATAAAATTGTGGATATAATACTAATTGTACACTCATTATATTGCTTGTGTTCTTTTAATTTTAGTTTTTTCTAATTCAAAAGTATATTGTATAAGTTTGTCGTTTGCTTTGCTTTTTCTTGTATAACTAGATGTCATAACTCTAACAGGTTCTACATATTTATTAACCATACCAAAAGTATCAGAATTAGAGTACCCATTTAATATATATACTTCAGGACTATTTATTAAATCTTCAAACCATATAGCATCTGCATCTACTAAGTAGTCAGTATTTATACGGATCATTTCTTTTGTGTTTACTCTAAAGTTTTTCTGACCACCTTTATAGCCATTTATTTTAAAAGTGCTTTCATTCCAAGTACCACCTAATTGTGTGTATGTAGTTTTGTTAGTTGTCAGTTGTCTAACTGATTTTTTAGTAAAAGTATAGTAATCCCAAGTTCCGTGTGGATTTAACCAAGTCAATCTAATACTCTCAAACCCTTTACAATCATCACTTATAATGTTTATACGATATAACTGACTTATTGCTTCATCTTCATCATCAAATGCTTGTATAGTGTAATAGCTTACATTTGCTTTGTGTGTATCCCAATCTGTACTCCATCCATCTAGGTTAGCAGGAAAAGCACCAAAAAACATTAATCTTGTATTAGAAAATTGATTGTTATTGTTAAAACTTCCGTTTGCTATGGTAGTATTAACATTTATTATAGAACCTAATTGTACACCTGCACTATTATATAATGTGATTGTTATATAGTTTACCATATTGATAGTTGCATTGTCAGTTCCTACTTGAAAACTATTCTCAGATATATTCAAAAAGTTAAAAAATGATAATGTACCATAATCAGATAATCTAGCTTCTTGTGTTATAGGTGCATTACTTAAAAATTTACCAAGTGTAGTACCAAAGTCATTCAAAACTAAATCAGTAAAATTAAGATTATAACCATAATCTGCACCTGATTGATTTATAACATCATCAGATTGTAATACTCCATTATATGCTAAATAGTTTTCTGAACTTACTCTTTTACCTGTACTAAATATAGTTAATGCAGAATCAGTATAAAACTCTATATTAAATATAATTCTAAAGTAAATAGCTACATTGTCATTATTAGAATATTTATCTATTAAATGTATTGGGTGTGGTGTAGTGTCTGTGTAACCTACTGTCTTGTAAGAACTAAATATTGTGTTATCAAAATTAGTTCCTTCATATTGTGGATTTACATAACTTTCTAAAATAGGATTTAAAGAAAATATACCTACACCTGAATTATTTGGTGTAACTTTTAAAGAAGCAACTTTTGATGTTATTAATCCTAAATCTGATATTTTTTCGTTTACATAAACATCTGCTGTATATTTTAATTGAAAGTTGTTTATTAGTGTAGCTTGATCTGATACTGTAAATATTATATCCTGTCCTACTGCTAGTGTTTTGTATAATGGTTTTTGTTCTATTGTTAATGCCATTTTATATTGTGTTTATTATATCTTCTTTTATTGCTTTAACTACTTGATCTACAAAATCTTTTAATCCTAATTGTAATGGTCTTTGAAA